CGAAATATACTTGAGGTCTGGCGATGTCGTTGAGGCATGCGAGGAATTTCTTGATAGGTACGGTGACCACTATGGAGATGTTTTTGTGTATGGAGACGCCAGCGGGAAGGCTCGTTCTGCAAGAGACCAAAGATCCAACTATGACGAAATCAAGCTGCGGCTCGCTGGTAGACCATTCAAACTACGCATGCGTGTGCCCAAGAGCAACCCAAGTAACGTTAACCATGTTCGCAGCTTTAACAGAAAACTACGTGACGAGTTCGGGAATCCCAGAATTCTTATCCACGGAAAGAAGTGTAAGAATTTGATTTTGGACATGCTGCAAGTAGTATGGGATATAGACGGCAAGAAGATTGCCAAGGTTCGCAAGCGCGATAACCCGTACTTCTACCGTGGTCACCTGGCAGATGCTGCCATGGCGTTGATCTATAGACACTGGCCGACACGTAAAGAGGTGTCAAGAATGTCAGAGGATGAGAAGAAAGAACGCAAGAGGAAGCTCAGGCGCACATCAAAGAAGCGCAGGCTGATCGGAGCGTTCCCGCAAAGGGGAGCATAGTATGCCAAATGTGGATATAACCGAATTAGCTGAACAGGTTGGACTACCTGAGCCACCTGATGGCGTGATGAATATTGCGTACGGGGAAGATGCTCCAATCGAGATCCAACTAGAAGACCTCGACGGGGAGCTTCACCAAGATTTGCTGAGTGAACTAAAGCGCCGCAGGGACTTCTCAAAAGAGTACACCAAAGATAGGCACGAAGACTGGGATCGAGTCCGAGAGCATCAAAAGATGTACCTAAACTTGGACAGATCCGCACGGGCAGGGAACAGGTCGCAGATTTACGGCGAGAAGGAGATGCCGTTTGAGAGAAGCGTTACGATCCCGCTGTCCAAGGCCACCCTAGATGTTCTCCTAACCCAGGTTATGTCAATCTACGCCTCACGGACCCCGATGATCCAGATTGCGGCAGACAACGGCGGCGATCCAGTGCAAGCCAAGATCGTCGAGGCCATGATTGCATACGACGTGGCTCAGATGCGTGCATTCTCTGCACAGTACGCCATGTTCTCTGATGCGTTTATGTTTGGTAATGGATACATGTACGACTCGTGGGAGATCGACGAGGGCATGACGTATGAGTTTGAGCCTACACGCCGATTAGGAAGATCGGAATCAGACGAGAGTACAACAAGTGGACACCAATCAGCGCATATGATACCAGGCCAGATCCTAGAGTTTCACAGTGGTCTATCCAAGATGGTGAGTTCTTTGGGCACAGGTGGAAGACAAGCCCGACCTCGTTGAAGAAGAGATCTGGTGAACATGGCCCGTATTTCAACGTTGACCAAATTCCCAAGAGGCGCATGGTGCGCGATTCAGACGATGGGAGAACAGATGGGTCTGATCCGTTCAATGTGTCAACAGATGACGCCAAGGAGCTACTCCAAAGCAAGACCCCATCATGGGTTAACGTGGAGACAATGGTATGGGAGCTTGTCCCCAGCGACCACGCGCTTGGCGAATCCGATTACCCTGAGAAGTGGCTCTTCTCGTGGGCTGAAGACAAAACCATCATTCGAGCACATCCCCTAATCAATAAGCATCAAAACTTTCCATACTCGTGCGCCGAGCCTGAGCCAAATTTCTTCGATCTGTTCTCCCCAGGAACGATGGAGCTTATTGAACCCCTTCAGAGATTTATCAATTGGATCTACAACTCACACATTGAGAACATCACCCGTGTCCTGAACAACCAGTATGTCTATTCCCCAGAGTTTATCGAGGAAGGGGATCTTGAGTTTGGTGGTCCTGGTGAGCATATCCGTATGACTCAGGAAGCAGCAGACATGATGCTGAATGGAGAGATCACGGATATCAGGCAGTTCCTGTTCCAGATGCCAGTACAGGATGTTACTGGTGCGAGCTACATGAACGCGATCCAGTACACCTACCAGATGGCACAGGTGCTCACTGGTGCCAATGATCCGCTCAGTGGCATACAGCTTCCGACTCAACGGAGCGCAACTGAGGTAGGAACGATCACCGCAAAGGCCACAGAGCGCATAGCGATCACAGCACGTCTCATGGACGAGAACGCTGTGCAGCCGCTTATCGCAAGATCAATCCACAATAGGCAACAGTTTACGAGCATTGGCAGGTACTACGAAATCGTTGGTCGTATGGCTGAGGATCTCGGGGTTGAAAGCATCTTTGCTAATCTTGAATCAATTCAGGGTGAATTTAAGTACAGACCGATTACTGGCATTTTGCCAGAAGACCCGGCAAGGTCAGCCGCTAATTGGAGCAATCTGATGGCGGCTGCTGGCCAGCTTCCACAGCTGCAACAGCCAGGACCAGACGGAAGAATGTTAGATTTCCGCAGCATCTTTAATGCGATTGCTGAGAAATCTGGCATCACGAACATTGATGATTACTATATGGATGTCCAGGTTATGCCCGATGAGCAGGTTGCGCAACAGGCCCAAGCTGGAAACATGGTCCCGGTTGGAGGCTAATATGACAGGGTGGATAAAGGACAATAAGTTAAAAACAATATCAACCATGCTGGGGATTATTATATCTATTGTTGTTCTTTTGCAGTTTCTTCCCAACCCAATTACCGTTGGTGCTGAAAGGGTGTACGAGGAAAAGAAGCCAGAAATGATTGAAATTCTCGGTAGGGCAATCGAGGTGCAGGAGCTTAGGCAAGAGCCGAGGCTGCGCTCAATCGAGATGAAAATGGGTAATATGGAAAAAGAACAGACAGAACAAAAGCTGATGATGATCGACAGCATGGCAATCCAGAGGGAGATCCTGGCGGAGGTCAAGAAATAATGGGCGACTTGTCACCCCACTTCGATACCAGGGAGGCCGAATGTGGGTGCGGCTGTGGGTTTGGCAGGGACCAGGATGATATAGATATGGGCCTTGTGGCGATGTTGGAAGACATGAGAGAGGCGATTGGGAGGCCAATCTTTATCAACTCTTGGTGCCGTTGTTATCGACATAACGCCGCTGTTGGAGGAGTTACAGACAGCATACACACGCTTGGTCAAGCAGTAGATATTAGAGTTTATGGCGGGAAGCACAAGCACCAGGTGGAGAAAGCGGCGTATTTTTATGGAGCGACTGGTGTTGGCACAGGAAAAACCTTTGTGCATGTAGATGTTCACGAAGGATACTTAAAGCCTCGACCGTCTGCGTGGGGTTACTAGGAGGATAACATGGGACTGAAAAAGAAGAAATGGTTTCAGACGTTGATGACTATTGCGCCCAAGGTGGCGACTGCGCTAGGTGGTCCAATTGGCGGCATGGCCATGAATGTTCTCAAGGAAGCTCTTGGCATGCCGGATGCGACTGAGGCTGAGATTGAGAAGAAGATTGCGGAAGGATCGCCAGAAACGTTCCTTGCGCTCAAGAAGGCACAGCAGGAATTTGATGCAAAGATGCGGGAGTTTGATATCAAAGAAGACCAGTTGGTTTTCGGTGATATTGCTGATGCACGCGCACGCCAGCTGGAAATGAAGGACCACACGCCAGCGATTCTAACAGGGGTTGCCTTGACGTTCTTCTTTGCCCTGTCTGCGTCTGTGCTATACAACCTAGAGATTGTACAGGCAAACCAATCGTTCGTGATGTTCCTCTTTGGAGCAGCGTCTGGCTGGGTGACACAGGGAATGAGTTATTTCCTTGGGTCGTCGCAGGGTTCGGCGCGGAAGACAGCGATCCTTGCTGAAAAAGAATAAGGAGGTGTTTGGGGGGTAATACAATGGATAGGATGGAAGGTAGAGCACAGGAACTCCAAAGAGATCTGGACATATTGTCACAGATTGAGGAGGCCGCAAGAGCTAGGTTGGCTGGTGATGATACAGAATGGAATCGTGACAAGGATCACATCATAGAAAAGATGTTTGATCTCGTTAGTTCTGTGAAGCCAGATGACCCATCTCACAAGGCTGTACACGTTTTAGGCCAGCTACTTGCTGAGGTTGAAAAACTAAGATCTCCAAAAAGAATTATTGTAGAAATTGACAACAAAAGAAAATTACTACATACTTTACGAGACCAGCAAAGGAGGACTTCTGAAGCCACAGAGAAGGCTCAGGAGGCTTTCGACAATCAAAGCTGGCGAGCGAGCAGTTAATTGATCCCTTCCGACTAGAGGGACATGTGGTAACCAGATTCGGATTAACGGACCACAGGCAGTACCGGGCTGACTTGTAACCGAGAGCCTGGGAAGGAGCGAAAGATGGCAAGCAAGGAGACAGAACAATTGGATCAGGAAGAGCTTGACGCTCTCGACTTTAGTGGTGGAGGCATGGACGCGACACGAGGCTCATACGGAGACGAAGATGAGCCAGAGGTTGAAGAGGCCAAGACTGTAGAAGAAGAGCTGGAAGCTGACGATGAGAAAGCAGACGACCAGGAAGTAAAGGACGAGGATGTAGCGACCGAGACCGACGACGAGTCAACCGAAGAGGAAGAGCCAGAGGCCGATTCTACCGTCACCATTGACGGCAAGAAGTACACCATGGACGAACTCACACCGGAACTCGTGTCGAAAATGGCTACGCACTACAACCAGGTTCCACACTTCCAGAAACTCGCAGATGAGCAGAAGGGTCTCGTAACCGAGAGAGACGAACAGATTGTTCAGCTTGAGTTAGAGAAGCAAAAGATTGAACAGGAGTGGACCAGGAAAAAGATGGCCGAGGAGTTCGAGCAGCGTAAAGAAGCTGACGCCAAGGCCAAGGAAGCACCAGAACCTGCACCGCGCCCGTCATCTGAGATTCTAACGACTCAGCTGAAACCATATCTCAAGGAACTCAAGGAAGCTGGACGCCTGACTGAGGATGAGGTGGACGAGCACTCGGGGTTAATCTCTGAGTATATCTATGACACCATGGAAACTCGCAACATCATCCAACAGATCACTGCCTACTTTACCCAAGAACTAGATAGAATCAAGGGGTTTATTAATCCCGCTATCGAAGGCTGGGATAAAGAGCAGGCGATACGCGCTGATGTGAATATTCAAAAGGAAGCTGCTGCCATCGAAGACTACGAAGAGCTTGCTGATTCGGAAACCTGGGAGCAACTGAAAGTCTATATTACCAACAAGATCTCTAATAGTCCCAAGGACAGCGAGGGGAACCCACTCTTTAATCCGATCTTTGACGCGGAAACAATGGCAGAACAGTTCGATGCGATGCAGGGCAAAACCCTCAGGGCCGCTCTCAACGCAAAGAAAAAGAAAGCCGCCGCAGAAAAGAAAGCCGATGCCAAGAAAGCTGGCGGAAGCGCGACGAGCGGAGGGAAGGTTCCAAAGAAAAGGCCGAAGCAGAAGAAGCCTCCTACTTCTTCCGACGACGCTCTGGACTGGGGAGATTCTAGATACGCTGGATAATAGCTCGAAGTTCTCCTACTAACGGAGAAATATAATGGCAGAAGCTATTCTCGGCATGCGTGGCACAGGTTCGTGGGGGCTAAGCTCCAACGAACGACCTCTTAATTTTCGGGAGAAGATCCTTAGGGAATACCCTAATGGACCGGCTCCCTTTATGGCGATCCTCGGGATGCTCAAGTCCGAAGACACGGATGATGTAAAATTCACCATCTTCGAGCAGAGCTTCCCCGATCAGATCCATGCGATTGCTCCTGACACCGCCAGAAGTTCGGCGGCAGAGGGAGGCGGGCAGGGCACAGAGACCACTGACCAGTGGATCTATCTTGATGACGCGGATTATACCAATCCGCAGTATTACTTCAAGGCTGGGCATCTCGTGCGTAACGAGACAACCGGCGAAGTGATGCTGGTTATTGATAGATGCGCCACTGCCTCGAATGACCAGATTAAGGTTACTCGTGGTATTGGTTTCAGTGCGACTTATGGTGATGATACTGGTGCTGTTGGTACTGGCTTGGCTCTCGTTTATGGCGACGTGCTGACCATCATCGGTAGTGCAAACATCGAAGGGGACAACTACCCCGAGGCGATTCACTACCAGCCGTCCGAGCGGTGGAACTTCATTGAGACTTTCCGCACCTCGCTCGAAATCACGGAAGATGCGGAGAAGACCCACTTCCGTACTGGCAACATGCTTGAGAATCTCAAGTATGACTGTGCAATGATGCACTCCATGGAGCTTGAAAAGGCGTTCATGTATAGCAAGCGCGAACTCATTGCTGCAAACAGCATTACCGATGTGGCTGGACGCTCCTCTTCGCAGGATCGCCGGGTCATGGGTGGGTTCGACTTCTTCGCTACCGCGAACACTGGTTCATTCTCCAGCGGCTTGACCAGGGCAGACTTCATTGACTTCCTCCGTCCGATCTATACGATCCCCGGTGGCTCTCAGGACAAGATTGCTTTCTGTGGCGCTCAGGCGCTTGGCATCATGACTCAGTACGCAGAGGATCTCGGCCAGATCTATCTGGAGCCTAAGGATAAGACCTATGGTCTCCAGATTCGGACTCTCGTGCATGCGTGGGGCGAGCTTAAGCTCGTGAACCACCCGCTCATGTCTGAGCATCCTGTCTGGACCAAGGACATGCGTATTATCGACACCAAAAACGTGATGTATCGTTACCTCAACGGTTGCGATACCCGCTACCTCAAGGACCGCCAGGGTAACGGCGAACTCAAGAAAGTTGACGAGTTCGTTACCAAGTGTTCCCTTGAGCTTCGGCACCCGCGCACCCATGGCCTCGCCACGGGTATTGATGCGTTTGTCGGATAAGATTAACTAGCTGTGACCGCAACCCCCTGGATTAACCGGGGGGGTGCCGTCCATTTCTACTTGGAGGTAGATCATGGCTCTTTCCTATGCAAATGTTAAATCCCTAAGGCCCCACCGGGGCATTAGGCAGGCAATTATCGACATCACTTTGGATAACTCTTACGACAACGGGGGCTGGTCGATTACACCAGCTGCCATTACTTCGTATAGTGCTATCGCAAACGTGATCTATAACCTTATTCCGCCAGTTAGTCGTGGTGGGTATTCGTTCGAGTGGGATCAGGTGAACGGGAAGCTCAAGGCTTTACTTGCAGCTGGTTCTACTCAGGGCCAGGTTGGTGAGGCGATGGCAGAGTACGTTGCCTATCCAGCGTTCACAGCAACCGCACAGGCGGCTGCGTACATGAAGGTGTACAGTGTAACAGAGCTTGCCTACGCCCCATGCGCAACATCCAACGCAGTTCTTGGCGACACCTACGCTGCCGACTTCCAGATGTTCCCAGATGCTGACACCGATGTAATCGGTGACGCTGTGTATTTTGGTGACGATGTTCCGTTTTGTCAGATCGGTATCGACGTTGACACCGGGATGACCTGGAGTGGCACTCCTGTTCTTTGGGAATACTACAACGCCGATGGTACGTGGGATACTCTTGCTATCGTTTACGATGGCTCGTCCTCGACAGGCACAACCGGAATCACCTCGTTCGAGCAGGACGGCGTGATCACGTTTGTCCCGCCACAGGACTGGGGTTCCAGCGCCGTTGACAGTCAGACTGCGTATTGGCTTCGTGCCAAGCTTGGCGCGGCAGGGGTCACTACTCCTGCTGTTATTGCCGATGAGTGGGATCTCAATGTTCCCGACACCGGATATGTTCCTGTTCGGAATGGCATAATCACCAGTATTGGTGTTGATGATACGTCCGACGTGCTTCACACCGCCACAGACATTAAGTTCGTTTTGTGGAACAGCACTACTGGCAAGAGTTCTGGGGAAATCACATTTGCTCAGGACAGAATTGCCGAGGTGATGCCTCTTTCCTACCCTGTTGAGGTAAGCATTGGCGATAAGCTCGCCTTCGTTTGCACCCAAGAGGATGGCACAAATGAGTTCGATTCGGGTTGGTGGACCTTCTACTACTCGAATGCGGAAGCTCTGGTTGACGACGGTGCCCTAACCGGCCTCGTTGTTCGCTGTGCTGTGATTGGTAGCTAAGATTAACCACGCCGGGGATCGTCTTCGTGGGCCATCCCCGGCCTTTCATAGGAGCACATAATGTCTGAGGGTCAAATTTTTCGTAGTGTAGTTCCTGGTCTCACGCTGTATCTTCCTGGCGTTAAGCCAGTTAAGTTTAAGAATGGTAGGTATCCAATGAGAAAGGATAAGACCTGCACAGATCCGCAGGTTATTGCTGCTATCAAGGCCCACGGGTCGTATGGCGGCATGGTTCTCTCAGAGGAAGATAAAATAATTAGGGATACACCAAGCCCAAAAGTAGTGGAGGATCTCATGGATCGAGCGCTCGAAGCCCTGAAAGAGATCCCAGGCGTGACACCTTCGGCGCTGATTCCGTCCCAGCCCCTCAAAGAGGAGTTAATAAAAAGCCCGGAGCCAGAGTTGGCCCAGCAAGCACAAGCTCCATCTCTGACGGACGTTAGCAGGATGAGGAAGGACGACCTGATGAACGTTGCTGATGAGCTTGGTATAGATGTGCATGACGGAGATACTGTTGCTATACTTAAAAGAAGGGTGCGGAACTTTATAAAGAAAACCACCTAAGGAGCGGGTATGGCAGATACAGCTGGAGACATTGTTACCAGAATCCAAAACTGGGTGATTGATGCAGACATAGCAGACGAAGAACTTTGGTCCTTGATGGACGAGGTTATTGATGATGCCATGAGGCCCGGCAACCCATGGTTCTGCTTTAACTACGCACAGACGGCAAGAACTAAAGCCAATCACATGAATGATAGCAACATAATCCCGCCCGCATATGAGGATGGGGTTTTGTCTGTTGACGCAGATATAGAAAGTGGGGCAACTGTTCCTGATAACTCGGAATATCTCAGGGCGCTGCTTTTCCCAGCGGGGCTGAAGAAGCCGATCAAGGTTTATTACGGATCGCTAGCAGACGATGTTGAGCTTGACTACGTTGGCTGGGAGGAATTCGAGGATCGGTATCCACACAATACAGATGGCGGCGCAGTTAATGTCCCGGCAAATTACACGATCTATAACAAAACTATTCTTGTCGGACCGGCACCCCCATTGGCCGCAACCCTTTCAATCTACGGAGTTTACAGGCCAACAAAAATAACATCGAACGCAGATATAAACGTATTTGTGACAGAAGCAGAAGATCTTCTCAGGTACGGGGTGATGGGGAAACTCATCGTTTACAATTACGAAGAAGACAGCGGACGTTTTGGGAATATTAGTAGAATGTACAGAAGCGCAAAGAACGGCATTATCTCAGAAGGCAAGCACATGGCAAGCAGGGCACACAGGGCGAGATCCCAAAGGGCAGGGACAACTAGAACTTAATGGGCAATTTTAGCACTAACTCGTTTCCGTCTAACAGGTGGACGGACTCCGACTCTGGCGCAGATCTGGATACTGCGTTTGCATCTATTGATGCTGCGATCCGTCATGCGTTTGGGTTTAGTGTGAATGCCCTGGTTGCTCCATTCGATATTGCTGATGATGGGTCAATCGTTGTCCAGACATCTATCGCTATTGGTACAAGTAACGCCATGATTGATGTGGTTGATTCCATCCCGGCAAGCCCCGGCGCGAACGAGAACCAAAAGCTTGCTCACGTTACAGCCATTCGCGGATTCCTTGATATGCAAACCATTGATGCGGACAACGTTTTGATAGACACTTCGTATTTCTTTGATGTTCTCGGTCCTCTCGATTCAGACCTACAGCACGCCATGAACACGCTAGATGACCATTCGCATGATGTGGAAGATCTATCAAATGTGAATGTTACAATTATCGAGAGTGGCCAGGTGTTGGTTTGGGAAAATGGTGAGTGGGCTAATCAGTACCCAAGCGTAGGAGAAGGCGTGGTGTATGATCATGGGCTTCTTTCAGGGTTGAGCGATAATGATCACGAACAATACTTTCTTACAACCCCGCTAGCAACGTCAGAACCAGCAGACGTAGATCTAGTAAACGGCGAAGCGGCGTTTTGGTACGCCGTCGTATAGGAGACAGATATGGCAATAGGTGACGATTTTACGCTCAACGTCGGGGGCGACATTCGCCACACGGCAAATACTAACCACTACACGGTTCTTGAATTGCACAGGTGGATTCAGGATCTGGCGGATAACGAGTCGTCTGCCTCTGGTGGTGACATCACTGATATCACCAGCGTCACGCCGTCGAGACGCGATACTGACAATATTATCGCGTTGCTTGGTACCTACAATATCGACGATGATGCGAGCGAGTATTTCTATGACGGCTCAATCACGCAAGGCTCTGGCGCAACCGAGACGCGCTACTCCACCGTTAGGATTCTCGGCTCGGTGGTCAGCACCAGCACACAGGTCCAGGTCGTGCAGGACAAGGCGCTGTATGATGGGGATGCTCCGTACTGGGGTGACCAAGTTGCCCCCTACAATGGCGGCGGCTCGACGCTCTGCGAGTTCATGGTCAAGAGTGTTGAGTGGGGCTGTGAGATTGACCAGGGTCAGGTTGTCGTGCAGATCCGCAACCTCGAAGACAGCTACGCATTCTTCAACGTGACGCTCGGTGATGGGATCTCGGTTGCGGCGGTTTCATCGGTGGATGACCCACAGAATGACCACGACCACGCCGCCATCACTGCCTATATTCACGTTAGTAATGCCGAGGGATTTCAACAGATTGACATTGGAGACGGCAGCGGAGATCAGCCGTACTACTCCAAGTGGACTTATGGTGCTGACACTAGCGGTGATCAATTGAAGGCGGTATGGGAGTGGGGCAAGGACATCACTCGCACCGGAACCGGTGAAACAGTTCACGGCGGTATTGACGGTGAGCTATTTGCAGGGATCACTCATAGTTACGATTACGACGGGCTAAGTGGCACGTTCCAAGAGGACGAAACGGTAGTGTGGGGAACGCAGATCACCTACAAAACCCTGGTCAGTGGACCGTTCACTCCAGGCCACTACGTGATTATCGGGACCATTGGAGCGGCGGGCAGGGTGATGTTCGACAATGGGTCGGACATCCTGATTGTCGCGCTAGAAGATCCCGCCATCACCGTCTCGGATTCCGAGGTGATTACCGAGTACCAGATGGGTGAGGGGAACGGCGCGAGCGGTACGACGGCGGCGGTTGATACGACCATCGTGGACAACGCGCTGGAGGGTGGCTCAGGCATCTTGCTCGCCAACGATACGGCCGGCTTGAGGCACCACATTATGAAGCAGACGGGCGGCGATCCGGTAAACAACTCTTATGTGTATGGGTTGACCTCTGATGCCTACTGCGATGCGACGGATACGGTGATTGGACAGACCGTTACTCCGGTTTTCCTTGGTTCTTACGTTGGTACCCTCATTGGTGGGTTCGGCATCGGAATCGACAAGGACGACCTTTCCTCATCTGATACCGTTACTGATCTCGATGGCGATGTGAATACCCCACCGAACAACGTCACATGGACGCTTGGTGGTGTCATCGCAGGCGACCGTTGCCTGGTTGGACCCAAGGATGCCGGGGACGCATTCGAGTTCGATCAGATGACGCTTGCTGAAGCGCTCGACCAGGCCAGCGAAACTAGCTGTGTGGTAAATGCCATCCTTGACAACACCCCAGAAACCGGCACCCTGCGGGTTACGTTGGACGATTTTCGCATTCGGAGGATCGCGTACTCGGCGCATGATGGGATTGACACATTCACGCTCACTGATGAGAATTGGACTACCCCAAATGATGCGGCGATCTCACAGCCGACCATGTGCTCCTACATTGACGATGCGGCGAGCGGTACAACAATCGCTTACACAACGATTTACTCCTCTGGCCCGCAGGATCTACGGGTGCGAGTGAGAGACGGCGGGGCTTCTCCTATTAAGACCTATGAGGGGAATTCGCAGCTGCTTACAACTGGTGGTGGAGCTACGGCATCGCGCATCTCTGACGAATAGGGGTTAAATGGCCGTTCCAGTTATTACCCTGCTGAACCACACGGAGTTGGATGATGCTGATGACAACACCGGGTGGAATGATCTGACGACGGCTGATTCAGATATTAAGGTAGAGGGCGGCTTCTCTATGTCCGGCATCTTCCGCGCTGATGGGGAGCAGGCGTACTACGATCATGGGTCTGCCCCGTCTACGGGCGCGGGCAAGACCCTGCGCGGCTGGATTTCTACAAACAATCTCGTCTTTATGGGAACGATGGCAGGTGACCCCTATAAAATCCTCTGTTACGACGGCTCGACTACTGAATTGAAAGACTTGTTCGGCTCTGACACGTATCCAGGTGGCTGGTTCAATTTTATTTGGGACATGGATGATTTTACTACCCTAACGCTTGCCAATGTGCAGAGGTGGGGCATCGAGTGTGGTCACGACAACAATGCCAAGAATGCTATCAATTCTTGGATGGATGTCCTCCGGTATCTTGATGGGTACTCCATGACGGGTGGCACGTCGCCCGACAAGGTTGAGCTTTCAGACATCGCCATCTACGACAAGGGCACAACGACGCTCAGGGGATACAATATCCTCTCGGAAGTGTCGAGCGTATTTTTCTGCACAGGGGCCGTTCAGTTCGGTGAAGATGCAACAACCCACTACTTTGAGATGGACGGTGAGATCATCGTCTTCAAGGATGAGCATGTTGCGGCTGGTCTATACAGCTTGTCAGGTGTTGGATCGGGAACCGATGTCGTCATCCAGAACAGTGTTATTAAATCTGCTGGTAGTACCGATGCGACCCGGTTTATCTTCAACTGGTCCGATGCAGACTTGGCCTCATGTTCCATCATCGACAACCTGATTGTGAAGGCGGCTGCTTCCACGTTTAAGAGCGGGCAGGCGATCACTGGCAACACGTTCGATGATTGCAGCCAGATCACACACGGTGGCGCAGACATGGATGACTGCGTATTCAAGAACTACGAGGGTGCTGCTGATTCCTCGTACCTGATCTATAACGAGGCAGCTGATCCGAATGGCGAGATGGACAATACAGAGTTCACCAAGGGCACGGCTGAGACCCACGCGATTGAGTTTGGAACCTCCTCACCCACGACCATGACTCTCACCGGCATCGCATTCTCGGGTTACAACGCCGCAGATGACCAGACCAACTCAACGCTCTACTTCGCCAGGACCAGTGGCACAATCACAGTCAACCTCTCAGGCTGCACAGGGAACATCTCCTACAAGGCGGCAGGGACTACGGTGGTCAACTTCGTGGCCGACCCTGTGACGTGCCAGGTGACGGTTAAGGACATCAACACTCAGGCCGTGCTTGAGGATGCGCGGGTACTCCTGGTGGCGTCTGACGCTACCGGGGATTTCCCTTACCAGGAGTCAGTGACCGAGATCGTGCGAGTTACAGACACCGCCACAGTGGAGCACACCGGACACGGGCTGGTAACTGGCGACTTCGCTCTCATCGACGGCGCGGATCAGGATGAATACAACGGGGCGTATGAGATTACCGTGAGCACTGCGGATTTCTACACGTATATTGTTGGTGGAACACCGACGACGCCTGCTACCGGGACGATTATTTCGACTGGTGGATACTTTAACACGTTGACAAATGTAAGTGGCATCGTTACCGATAGTCGCACAATCTCAGCCGATCAGCCGGTGACGGGGCGGGCGAGGTTGTCCACTGCCCCGGACCTGTACAAGTCATCTCCGATCAACGAGACCGTGGACAAGGACAATGGACTATCTGTAACCGTATATCTGATACCGGACAGCTAAGGGGGATAAGATGGGAGAGCCGACACTTAAAGAAAAATACGAAGATATCAGACGAAGATACGATTCAATGTGTGAGGCTGCGGATAAGAACCAGGAGCAGGTCGGCAAGCTGGCGGCAGAGAACTCTTCACTTAAGAATACTGTGATCCGGCTTGGAGCAGAGATGACTGCGGCACAACAGAATGTACAGCTTCTCGGAGATGACTTCAACGAGAGATCCCGAAAGTTTGGGGATGAAATAACCAGGCTAACATATCTACTAAAAGATAACGGGATAGATCCAGAGGATGATTAATGGCGATCTCTATTACCTATGCAACGAAGATTATCTATGTCCCAAAGACGTACCTGGAACCCCCATCAGGCACGATTTACGAGTTGGACAGCAATAAGCTTCGTCTAGGACTTAAGGCTCTTGAGGATGACGAGGAGGGCATTGCGCACCTTGACACTCACCGGCACAACACCGAGGTTGCAGTTGCTGGGGTTACTTATGTTAGGACTATCGAGATCATCAACGGATACTCAATCGAGTTTGAGGACGGGCAGTACACGGTAATCATTACCGGGTCTAACAATAACTATCACGACGTATTAAATGGTATTCTAGTCCAGAACCAGGTGCAGGTTATTCCGAGTAACACTGCTGGATACATTGCTGGAGCCTGGGCAGACGGGCCAATGGTGTTTGTTAAGTACAAGGATAGCAATGGCACCGTGAAAACTGGTATTGTAGCAGGGCTATCGTAAGGGGAACTAGATGAAGAAGATACCAAGCGTAAGAATGCCAGACCCGAAGGCCGGGGTTATTAGGTCTGAACACCCGAGAGCGGTTGGTGTTAATGGATTGGTTGAGGCCGAGAACTGGATTCTTCGTGATGGTTCTATTCAGGTTAGAGATGGGATAGTTCTTCTTGCAACTCCAGCTTCTACTAATGGGGCCGTGCAGGTTTCGACATGGGATGTTTGGTCAGGAAGCATCTGGTCAGCTAATTTAGTTCTAACATTTAAGCCAACGCAAGTGTTTATGGATGGGACAATTGGCGAAGAAATGATTAATACGTCCTGGATGACAAAGGAATTCGATTGGTATTGGTTCAATGATGTGTTGCACATTTATGCACCAAGTGATCCTGACACACTATATACAGGCACCGGTGTTGAATACACAGATGAGGGAACCTCAGTAATTGCCCTGGCATCATATGATTATCAGAATGAAGGCTCTGTAATTCGTGACCAGGTTATTGCAGTGCTTGACGATAGCGTTGTGTGCTTTGATAACACGCTAGAAACACAAACAGTGGCGGACCCAACAAACATAGACTGGGCCTGGGATGGCGCATATGGGCAAGGACTGAATGCCGGTGAATACTGGGTAAAGCAAAACAAGATCTCGATTGATTGGTCAAACATAGACTGGAGTGTGTTTAGTGCTGATACGCTCGGGCTTGGCATCACACTAAGGGTTAGGTATTATAATCCAGCCGGGATCGAGTTGGTGGTTAGGGAAATAAAGCTTTCAACGTCCCCGCTAGCTGATACTGCAACATGGATCAAGTCTGGTACAAACTCAGATACCATATATGCTAGCGAATACTCACAAGGAACTCCATATCAAATAGAGGTTTTGAAAAGCGCGGTTCCAAAAGAGACAGGGATCTACGTGATATTTAACGATAATTGGGATAGTTGGTACGATGAGCTTGCGGCAACTGGCGGTGGCCCCGGCGACACTCTGCCGTACTACTGGGCGGTCTACGATGCGTCTGAGTATGGCTTGCCGGGTGGCGCTGATGTCGTTGATCTTGATTCATCCAAGCGCCCAGTGATAAGGACATGGGACTATGAGCAGGTTACTCATAATCTAATTGCCGCAGAGGGCGCATTCATTCTTGATGTTGATTCAGACTCAATTACCGGGACTCCTGTTCCAACCATATCTGT